GTTGTAGTTGCAGTAACACCATCAAGTAAATTTAATTCTGTAGCAGTACTAGTAACACCATCCAGAATATTTAATTCAGCAGTTGTAGATGTTACACCATCAAGTAAATTTATTTCAGTTGCTGTAGCAGTAACTCCATCTAGAATATTTAATTCTGCCGTGCTTGATGTAACTCCGTCAAGAATATTTAGTTCTGCAGTTGTAGAAGTTACTCCATCTAAAATATTAAGTTCTGCTGCAGTGCTTGTTACTCCATCTAAAATGTTAAGTTCAGCAGCAGTTGAAGTAATTGCTGTACCATTAAAATTAATACCATCTAGATAAGCTATACCATCAACATATAAATCTTTCCACTCTTGAGAAGAACTTCCTAAATCGTATGCATTGTCTGTATTAGGAATAATGTTTGAGTTAACATCTGCACCAAAGACTACATTATCGTCTGCTGCATCACCTAATGTTAATGTACCACCATTAAACGTAGTAGTACCTGTAACTGTTAGATTACCCCCGACATCAACATTACCTGTAGTAGTTATTGAGTCAGTAAAAGTATCTTTAAAACGTAATGATGTTGTTCCTAAATCTATATCGCTATCAGTAACAGGAACAATAGCACCATCTTGTATTCTTAGTTGTTCTACTGCTGCAGAAGAAACTTCTACATAAAATCCTACTCTATTATTAGTGCTATCAATTTCTACTTTATTTAAAAAGTCTAAGTCACCAATTTTAAATATATTACCACCTTGTCCAGCAGAACCATCGTGTCTATGTCCTGTAGCACTAGCATCACTAGAAGAATATGTAAATGCGTTTACTAATTGATTATATTCATTATTAAACAAAGCTGCGGTAATACTATCACCATCTGAAAATGAACTTTGTCTTGTATAGGTTTGTGCCATATTTATCTCCTACCTGAAGGTATAAAATCTACATAAATTCCATTAATTGTGTAGCTAGGTTTTGTGTCTTCACTTGTAAATGTAAAACTATTACTTGACCCACTTCCTTGTAAAGGTATTCTTATTGATGGATTATTTAAACCACCAAATATATTTGAACCAAATACTGCTTCTCCGAAAACAGCAGGAGGGTTAATAACTCCTAAGTCAAAAGGGTCTGAAGGTTGTTGAACATTTGCACTGTTATAATCAAACTTTATTGATACATCCGGTTCTACAATTCCTTCTGTGTTCATAGAAACTTTTAAGTAATGTAAAGTTTTTAATGTTCCTAAATCACCGTAATCAAAATCTGGAGTTGAATACCTAGCTAAAATATTTGACCCATCAAAATCATTTCCAGTATCGTGTTCATATATGAACCCGTTAGTGTCTCCATGATAAATTTTTTCTATTCCATTAGTATCAAAACCAGAACCAATAGCAGTAACTTCTAATCCTCTAGTTTCTGACCATTCAAATCCATTTGGTCTTAATGTACCTATAATTCCTCTTTGAGTTGCATTAGCAGCACTAACATTTGTGTAAAATAATCTATATTGAGATTTTTCTCTTAATACAATACTATTAATAGTAAATAAATTTATTTCTGAAGCTAAACTTGTAAGTACAGGTTGTATTGGTTGACTAACTGTACCTAACTCCACATCTCCAATTCTTGCTGTACCAGCAACTGTTCTTAATCCATCTGGTGCTAAAAATATTAAATCACCACCAATTTCTTGAATACTATAACCACTCAAACAACCTACATTTTTTGTTACTGGGATTACAGCAATCGTACTTGAATTGTTTATGTTCTGTAATTTAAATATTGAGTTTTCACAAAATATAAATAATTCATTACGAAAACTTTTAATACCTTCTATTTGGTCTTCAATAACTATATTTCCTGACCCTGTTCCTGAAAAATCTGTTGGGTCTAAAGTTTTACTGAAAAAAATAGTATTTAAATTATCTTCAACTCCAGCAACTACTAAATGTTTATCATGTATAGTTGCATATTTAACTCCTTTAGTTCCTGAAACAGTAATTTCTTCACCGAAAAATGTTCTAGTATTTAATGCTCCCGTGCCTTCCATTCTAAAAGCATAAGGCTTATTAACTCCATCAGTAATAATTAAAATACCATAATCAGATGTAGCTGTATCAAATATAGCAAACTGACATTGACTTTGATTAGTTCTAGTTAAAACTGACAACAGTTGAAAAGCTGTGTGAGTAACTCCACTAGCAGAAACACTACTTCTATTTATTTCTAAATAACTTATACCGTCTTGAGTAAAATAAATACTGGTCCCAGCACAAACAACTACTCCATCGGCATAAGGAGTTACTCCTAAAATATTTGTAGTACCTCCAGTTGGCTGAGTAGAATTAGTAGTTCCAAACTTTTGATAACCATTTATTTTTCTATAGCCTCCTTCAATAGAGACTTCAAAGTTTTTTAATTCTGTTGCAACTCCCGGACTTCTTAATAAATCAATAGCATTACTTCCTTTAACAAGACCTCCTGAACAAGCTACTGTATAAGGTTGACTTTTTGCCATTAAAAATATGTCCTATCGTCTGTCATATATTTAGGTGTTGGATTAATTAATACACTCTTCATTTGTTTCATGCCTTTTTTGTAATCTTCTAATGCAAATGCTGCTTGTTGTGGACTTTCTTTAAATTGCCAAACATAATATCTTACTCTAGCTAAAATTATATTTTTATATTGGTCTGGTAAAACTATTGTATCGCTATGAGTACTTAATGCTGTTGGTCTAACAAAAGCATAAAAATGAACATTATAAATTTTATCAGGTATTGGACTTAAACCAAATTTTCTATTGTCTGGTGATTTAATAACATAAGTTGGTTCACCATAGCTTTGTGAATCAGCATCATCATTATTTTCTGCATTACGATAATATCTAGTCCAATCAGCTAAAGTTAAAAATTTTAAACCTTTAGATACAAATGGTGCTGTTTCACCACTAACATTAACAGTAGTAAGAAAAAAATCATCCCAATCAACTTTAGAAAAATCTGTAATAATACTTGAGCTATCTGCTTTTAAATTATACCATCTTTGCCCGATAACTGAAGGTACAGTTGTATTACCATAAAAAGGGTCAGTTGCTCCGCTTAATCCTGCTGAAAAAAATGGTAATTCAGGTTCTTCATTTGCTATGTCAAAAATAGCTTTATTTATAGAATCTTTAACAAAAGATTGAAATCCTACTGAACTTGCAAAATTTGATGAAGTTAATGTAATTTCATTTAACTCTCTAAGTATTTCATTTGTTAATTCTAAATAAGTTGTAGCCATATTTTTTTTTATTATATGTAAAAGGAGGAGTCCGAAGACTCCCCCGATTATTATTAGTCAACTACATAGAATGCAGATACTAAAGCTTCAGGTCTTAAGACGTTAGCTCCGTATACGTGCAATCCACGAACTATGTCACCAAACGAAGTTGGGTCTCTCAACACTTCAGTTGAAAGAATAGTTTGTGCAGTTGCAGTAGAACTGATATGACCAGCCATAACTTTACCAGTTGCGTTAGAAGTCGCAGCGATGTTGTTAGACTTGTACATGTCAAATCCACGTAGTTTTCCAGTTGATACTAAACCATTTCTGATTGAGCCTTGACCAGC